AGCAAAAAGGCGGCAAGACTGTAGATAATTGTGTTAAAGAAGATGAATACAAGTTACGTCTAGCTCAACAACTAGAAGAAAAAGCTAAGTCAAAAGCGCAACAAAAATTTATGGGCATGGTCTATGCTACAAAGAAAGGCGAAAAAGCTGCAAGTCCAGAAGTAGCCAAGGCTGCTAAAGGCATGAGCAAATCAGCTGCTAAAGACTATGCAAGTACAAAGCACAAAGGCAAGCCCGAACACGTAGGCGAAAGCAGACTGGTTGAGTCTAACGAAGTTAATGACTATATTGATCGTGTAATAGCAAAGCGTGGTGTTCCTACAACTATTGAAGAAGTTGAACAAGACATGAACGACACAGTAAAAGGAATACGCGATTTCTTACAGTCACGAGACGACGACAGTTTCCTTCAAGGCTTTAGCCGCGGATTTAAAAGATTCGCAATGAGTCCAGACTATATTAAAAGACAATTCTTAGGAAGAGTTGCAGAGCGATTAGATCTTCCTGGATTGTATTCAATGCCAAATGGCGACAGCTATGTATATGTTGATAAAGACCAATCAGGAAATTATAAATCTGCAAGATATGCAAATATAGAAGATGCTGTTATAATTTATAAATCTGGATTTATTACTAGAAAGAAAGCTATAGAGTTACGAGATAATAATGTAAACACTGCATTGAGAAATCCAAAACACCCATCTAGTGCGCTGTATGGCGATCCAGGTCCAGCCGCTGGTTGGGCTAAAACAAATCCGCTAGTAAAACCGGACGGATCAACTACAACTAGTGGCGGTGCACAAGTAACCCCTGTAAAACCGGACGGATCAACTACAACTAGTGGCGGTGCACAAGTAACCCCTGTAAAACCGGACGGATCAACTACAACTAGTGGCGGTGCACAAGTAACCCCTGTAAAACCGGACGGATCAACTACAACTAGTGGCGGCCTCGATCGCGCTGGCGGGAGTAGTTATGTAGGATCAGTTGGTACAGCCACTAACGATCCGGCCGCAGGTAGTGGAACAAATACTAGAGGTGGTAGAGATCCATCAGCACAGTTTTCAAGAGCAATTACAGCTTTAGCTAAGGCCAACAATATTAAAAATCCTAATCTTATTAGAGTTGGTCAGACAATTAAATTACCAGGTAAGACAGAGCCGTATACCGTTGTTAAAGGCGATACCCTGTCAGGAATCGCTGCTGGAAAATTTAAAGGTACTGCACCAAAGTAACCTATGAATGTTTTTGATATTATAATAGAGCAAGATCCTGCGGCAGCAACTCAAGGCAAAACTATTGAGACAATGTCTGATCTGCGCAATGCCTTCGATGACCAGCAGTGGCGAAATATTATCATGCATTTTATAAAATTAGATCTTGATCGAGCTGCTAGTACAGAGGATAGAGAATATCAAATTGATAGGGCTAACGCTGCGTTTGGTGCTAAAAGCAATCCAATGTCACCTGTTATGTGGAATTCAAAAGCTATTACCTACGGTATTAGGCTTCCTAAATCACCTAGTTCTTGGCAAGAAATATATGATTTTATAAAACCACATGCTAATACTAAGGTTCAACTAAAGACTGTTCCACAGGCATCTCCGCTTGCAACTGATAGAAAAGAAACCTTACAAGACATTTCAACTTGGGTTCCCATGAGCGTAACTGAATTCACTAAATGGGAAGGTGGCGCACATGACTATATTAAAAAATGGCTTGCAGTACTTATTGAACAAAAACGATCTAAGCAATGGGCCGATGCATATAAAACAGGCAGTACTAATCAGGCGAAACGAGCAAGAGATACTATTGTTCAAGGCCTTGGTGAACAATTTGAAAAAGAAGGCAAGCTTCTTAAAAAAGACGTAGATATTGGATTATTTTCAGCTCTTAGAACGATGGATACTATTATTAGTAACTATCTTTTAGGAAAAAAATAATTGACTTCTTTTAATTAATCCCGTATAATACAATATAACTTTTAAAGGAGAAAACACTCATGAGTGATCGCACCTATGGCGCAGAAGAAAAGGCAAAACTAGAAAAATTGGTTAACGAAGGCGTTACAGTATTACAAGAGATTGAAGACCTACAAGAAGGTCTGAAAGATACTATTAAATCAGTAGCAGAAGAATTAGACATTAAGCCTGGCTTAATTACCAAAGCAATTAAAATTGCACGAAAAGGCGACTGGGATCGTGTTGCTGGCGAGTTTGACGACTTAGAAACATTGGTCGTAACCGTTGGCAAGGATAAATGATTAAAAAAATAAAAGACTTTTGGCTGGACAGTTATCATAGTGATAAAACTGCTTTTACTTTTGAGTTAATTAGTTTTGTGTTTACAGTAGCGGCAAGTTTAACTCTTGCCTTTACTGCACAAAGTCCAAACATGGCTGTTATCTATCCTGGCTTCTTTATTGGAAGTATCACTGGCACATACGCTTATTATAGAAGAGGCTTGGCTTGGCCAATGTTACTGACTGGTTATTTTGCAGTTATAAACGTATTCGGGTTTGGCGTTGCAAATAGTTGGTGGTAATAAATATTTATAGAGTCGTTCACTTACGAACATGTAGAGGCAACGTTAGCCATTAATAACGGGGAGGCATTTAATTGAGTTACGTAGACGCATTGTTTGACCGTGATCATGATACGATCAAAATAGTTGAACGCAAAGACGGAGTTAGAACATTCCGTGAATATCCTGTAAAGTATACATTTTACTACAAAGACCAAAAAGGCAAGTACAAGAGTGTGTACGGAGATCCTTTGAGTCGTATTGTATGTAAGAACACAAAAGATTTCCGCAAAGAAATTGCCATCAATCGAGATAAAACTTTATTTGAAAGTGATATTAATCCAATCTTTCAATGTCTAAGTGAAAACTATCTCAACCAAGATGCTCCAAAACTAAACATTGCATTTTTCGATATTGAGACAGACTTTGATCCCGAACGTGGATTTGCTGACCCTAGCGATCCATTTATGGGCATTACGTCTGTCTCCGTTTATTTGCAGTGGTTAGAAACAATGATATGTTTGGCAGTCCCTCCTAAGACACTTACTATGGAGCAAGCGACAGAATTAGTTAAAGATATTCCTAATGTAATGTTGTTTGAAAAAGAAAAGGACATGCTGGACACGTTCTTAACACTTATCGAAGAAGCTGATATATTAAGTGGTTGGAACAGCGAGGGCTATGATATCCCTTATATTGTAAATCGTGTAGCCCGCATAATGAGTAAAGACGATACAAGACGTTTTTGCTTATGGGGTCAATTGCCTAAGAAGCGTGAATACGAAAAGTACGGCAAGATGAGCGAGACATACGATTTAGTAGGTCGTGTACACGTAGACAGTTTGAACTTGTATCGTAAGTATACCTATGAAGAACGTCACAGTTATCGACTAGATGCTATTGGTGAAATTGAAGTAGGCGAAAACAAGACAGCATACGAAGGTACGTTGGATCAGCTTTACAACAATGACTTTAAAAAGTTTATTCAATACAACATTCAAGATACTGCACTACTTGATAAGTTAGATAAAAAACTGCGCTTTATTGATTTGAGTAATACCATTGCACATGAGAACACCGTGCTTATCCAAACTACAATGGGTGCTGTTGCTGTTACTGAACAAGGTATTATCAACGAAGCTCACAATCGTGGATTGCAGGTTCCCAATCGTACAAACAGAGATAACGAAGAAAATATACAAGCCGCAGGTGCATACGTTGCGTTTCCTAAAAAAGGCTTGCACAAATGGATTGGTTCGATGGACTTGAACTCTCTGTATCCGTCAGTGATTCGTGCTTTGAATATGGCTCCAGAAACTATCGTTGGACAAATACGACTAGACATCAGTGATGCTCGTGTTCACGAAGACATAACTCTTAAGAAAAAAACATTTGCTGGAAGTTGGGAAGGTCGTTTTGCAACAGAAGAATACGAAGCTGTTATGAGCAAGCGCAAGGATGTTGCTCTAACAATAGACTTTGAAAGCGGACAAACAGAAGTAATGAGCGGTGCTGAAATTTATAAATTAATTTTTGACAGTAACAATCCGTGGATGCTCAGTAGTAACGGCACTATCTTTACACAAGAGTTTGAAGGTGTTATTCCAGGTATTCTAAAGCGTTGGTATGCTGAACGTAAGGACCTGCAAAAGATGTTGAAAAAAGCAAAAGAAGCAGGTAACAAAGCAGAAACTGAATACTGGGACAAACGACAGTTGGTTAAGAAGATTTTGCTTAACAGTTTATACGGTGCCATTCTTAATCCAGGTTGTAGATTCTTTGACAAGCGTATTGGTCAAAGTACTACTCTTACTGGTCGTACTATTGTTAAACACATGAGTGCAGAAGTAAACAAAGTTATTACTGGTGTTTATGATCACGTTGGTGAGGCAGTAATTTACGGTGACACTGACTCTGTGTATTTTAGTGCTTGGCCTACTCTCAGTAAAGAAGTAGAAGCAGGTAAGATTCCGTGGTCTAAAGAAAATGTTATTACACTTTACGATCAAGTAGCAGAAGCAGCCAATGCTACGTTTGTTGACATGATGGCAAAATCATTTCATTGTCCAAAAAGTCGAGCAGAAGTTATTGCCGCAGGTC